TGATTATTAATCTCAGCGGCTTGTTCGTACCAAGGCTTGTAAGCCATAATAAATAACCCCTTTATCGCAACCTGTGGGAACAGTATTCAGGCACCGCAGCGGTGTTCTGATATAGCAATGATAAAGAAGAAAGGCCCCTTTCGGGGCCTAACTACTTATTTCTTTTTATCGATATTAGACGATTTTCTTTTTCTTCTTTTTCTTTAGCGCCTTAAAATCTGCGCCAGTAATTTTATCAGAAGGCTTTGCAGCGTTAGCAATCTTCATCTGCTTAGGGCTTAGTGACTTCTTCATTACTTACCCTTCTGGCAAGTGGAACACTTGCACTTACAGTTATTCATGGTGCACTTAAGAGCCATTATTTTTTGTCCTTCTTCTTCTTATCTGTCTTCTTCTTAGCATACTTTTTATTAGCAGCGGCTAGAGTCTTCTCTCCATGCTTGTTCTTAGGCTGCATACAGCCACAGGTAGCGCACATTATTTACCCTTTGGCTTTGGCTTGGCTTTTGGACCCTTACCGAATCCTGGCTGACCCTTTTTCTTACCACATCCACATGCTGCACACATTGGCTTTTCCTATCTATGTCTTGCCGTTTTTTTGGCAATTGTTTTTGGTTGTTTTACAAACTGCTTTCCCTTGCTATTGCCTTCTGCTTTAGCACGGTTGGTAGCAGCCTTTTCTGAAGGAGTAAGAGTATCCCACGCTTTGTCTGGTAGGTAACGCTTTTTGCCTTTAGATTCTTTTCCATCTGAAGTGCGCCATTTTTCATTGCCCCACTTCTTCAGGGATTGTTGTGATTTTGCAAGAGCCATCTTAGTTCTTATAACCTCCGCCTGACTTCTTATACTCAGCAGCAAGAAGTTGAGCCTTACGAGCAGACCACTCTCCTGGATCTCCGCCCTTAGTTCCAGCCTTTATCTTTTTAAATAAACTCTTACGCATCCCAGGCTTAGTGTAATTACCAGCCTCATTTACTTTTGACTTTGGTTTTGCTGCTTTTTTTGGCACTCTTAACTCCTCCACTCTTTGGTACACAGTTAGGAACTCTCTTACCATTCTTCATCTTAAAACCTTTTTGAACGTAACCTTCCCAACAAGCCACTAGCAATCCCACTTTCTTAATGCTAATGCTTTACGAGTTGGCTTACCATTCTTTTCCATAGGTCCTGGCATTCCACCCATCCTTGCACAGAATGATTTACGACGGGCTGCAGACTTCTTAGACTTCTTTGCTTGCTTAGCAGATACGGGAGGCTTTAATGTTCCACCAGTCTCACGTTTATATGATGCACGACCTTTGGCATTTAATCCACCCTCTGGATTTTTGCCTTCCTTACGTTGCCACGCTGCTGTCTTTGCCATTATCTTCCCTGACTTCTATGAGCATTGCTCTTGTGGAATTTCTGCACGGCCTTTACGCCCTGCTTTATGGTTCTTGATCCACCCTTTTTTGTGAGATTGATTTTATCCCACTTACCTTGATTTGTATTAGTGTGATCAACAATGACGTCGCCTTTTTTATTTTTAGAAACTTTATGAACTACCTTGGCTTTCTTTCCAGGAATACCAGTAGTAAGAGTTACTGGCTTCTCTTCCTTCTTCTTATCAGCCATTAGGTCACCGACTTCTTATGCTTATAACGAATTGGGGCTTTAGGTCTTCTCACTATGCCGCCCTTCTTTCTCTTTAATCCCGCACCGCCAGACTCATACTTACTCTCAGTAACATTTGTTTGAATATTCTTTTGTGGCTGTTTACCAGCCCTTGCTCCAATGTTCCTGCGCCGTCTAGCCATTACTTACTCTTTTTCTTCTTTGACATTCCCGCTTCGCTCATTGCAATAGCAACAGCCTGTTTCTTTGATTTAACAACTGGGCCTTTACCAGGACCCTTTTTGCCTGAGTGCAACTTTCCTTCTTTGTACTCCTTCATAACCTTTTCAACTTTGCCTTTTGCTTTTTTAGTTGCCATCATCATCCTCTTCTACTTGGTTACCTAATTCTACCGCATCAAACTCAAAGAGAGATGGGTCTAATAACTCCTCAAAATTTCCCAAGGCTAGTTTGCGTATGCTTGGAACTGAGGATCGTTTACTAATTCCTCTGAGTTGACTAGGTTGCAGTCTATAGTTACTACTGAATAACGTTCGGCGTATCTTCCACGAGGTAAGACTCTTGTAGGGACAAATACTTGATCTTGGAATACGACACGATCCTTAATGTGTTGATTTGGATCAGTCACCATTGCTGGAATAAGTCTGTTTATATCTGCTACAGAAACTACAAGGCGCAGAGTATCTACTACGTAAAATCCTCGTTCATTCATGATGTTTGTACCACGAATTAACTGCGCCAAAATTACAGGCAAATCAAATGGGTCACTCCATCTACGACCTTTAGTAGGATCTTGATTTGACACATCATAAACTGGATCTACATAATTTGCGTAGTCTGCAGCAAGGGCTGCATCATCCCAAGTCCACCAGTCAACAATAGTTCCAATAGGATCACGAAGTTCATCGACCATGCCCTCATCCATAGAGAGGGTTTCAAACCCTATCTTAAATCGTCCTTGGACTTTGGAGCCACGCATAGTGGAGATTATCCTCTATTTATATATTTTTTCTTGTCTATACCTATTTTTGTATGAATCAAAAAACACAGTTTTTAACCCCTTAATTATTTTAAAGGTTTCTTTAAAAGTGTCATCTTCTTCATTTGTAATCTTCATTTGCCAATTATCTCTTTTAAAGGGGATTACTTGAGCAAGCGGGGTTCCTGCTGGGATCGTTCCTTCATAACCCCAATCATGTAAGTAAAATGGAAAATTAACAGGAGCAAAATAAGAGTCAGTATCAACTATGCCTGGTAAAATAGAAAACTCAGACTCACGATGCACTGGTGGAAGAAACAAACACGAGTATCCTTTGGGCGTCCTTACAGCCCAGGAGTTTATCCACTTTGGATAAGATGTGTGTTTTGGCATAGCATGTTGATTAACATAACCAGGTGCTTGAGTTTGCGGATGAAATTCAATAGCATTAAAACTAGGCCATTGGTACCATGGAACATACCCCTCAATAACTTCTTCTTTTCCAGGTTCATGTTTTACAACTTCTCTTTGAGAGATGTATACGTCAGTATATGATGTAATTATATAACCACTAACTAACGAATCAAAAACAGGCATGCATCTTTTTAAACTTGAAGCAGTTGTACCGTCTTCTGAAGGTAACTTTTTATTTCCTAAATAAGAAGGCATGTTTTTATACCAATCAGGTATAAAAGCACTGGCTGGTTTTGGTTCGTATTCTTTTGGAACATCATATGTATTTGTAAAAAGTATTTCCATTATTGCTCCCTATTGTGGCAGTACTAAAGAATACTACAAGTACAGTTTAAACTACAATTAATAGAAGTTTAAATTTACTCAGGAATGTAAGGAACTCCTGTTAATCGTACAGGTGCATTAGGGTCTTCTTCAATAACTGTTACATCATCTTCTAGAATAGGATTACTTAGAACAAAGTCTGAGTTAACGTACCCATCTCCTACAACTACAGGTTGATCATTGATATCAACCAATAAGTCATAATCCAACTCTAGTCTAATTTGTTCTTTAAGTTCCACTGCATCTTCCTCAAAGACTAAAATATTAACAACAGTTTCATCTTTTATACAAGCGTAATTTGGCATCAACTACACCACCTTATATTCATAAACAATTACTTGACCTGTACCGCCAGCACCACCAGGCTGTGCACCAGGAGCAGGGCCACCAAAGTTATTACGGCCACCATTACCGCCAGCGCCACCGCCACCGCCACGGGCTTGACCAGTTCCTCCTGCAGAACCAGGAGATCCTCCCAATGAGTGTGGACAACAGTTATTGTATCCAGTACCACCACTACCGCCTGCAGCACCATACGGAGCGCCGCCAGCGCCGCCACCGTTTCCGCCAGCACTTATACCAAAACCATTCCATTCATTTGCTGGATTAGCAGTGCCACCATTACCAGCACCGCCACCGCCACCGCCGTAAGAAAGTGTGATGCCACTCTTGTTGATATTTCCACCAGCACCGCCTGGTGAACCATTATTACCAGCATTGCCCCCGCCGTTACCAGCATTTTTTGAAGTAGCATTTCCAGCAGCATTACTAGAAAGAGCATTACCAAAATTTGAAGTACCAGCCGCCGCAGCAACACCAATACTATAGGTGCTTCCTGCAGTAACTGGAACTATTCCAGCAGCGCCCGCCCCACCTGCACCGCCAGCACCGCCAGCACTACCACCACTTCCTCCTCCAAATGAAAAGACTGTTACTTCAGATACTCCTGAAGGAACTGTGTAAGTATCACTTGAATTATATGTACTTGCTAATACATACGAAGCATTTGCTGCTGTGATTGCATTACTAGCAGAAGAACGTATACCAGGACCTCCCGTAGAGGATCCTTTAATTCTAAAGGTATATTCAGTTCCTGCAGTTAATCCTTGAATTTGAATTGGAGAAGTTGCACCAGTTGCACTTACATTGCCAGGTGACGCTTCAATAGTGAACTCAGTAGGAGTTCCACCTGTGGTTGGCGCAGTGAAGGGTACTGTGGCTCCTTGGTGGATTCGTGTAGGCGAACCCGTAATTGTTGGAGCATCTGGAACATCTGCAATTTTTGTGGCACCAGCAGAAGCATCGTTGTACTTCTTGCCAGTTAAATTAGAGTCACTAGCCTTCCGAATTGCCATTAGGAGATCTGACTTCCGTACGCTGAGAATGACATTGTATTTGTTGAACCAAAGACACGAACACGATCACCAGCAGCAAGAGTTAATCCTACAGTTAGGACAACTGAGTCTGAGGCTGCAACTGTTGCGCCATAGACAATCCAGTGCTTTGCAGTTGCACTTGAGCCAGCATCTGCAGAAGGTTGAACAGCAATGCGGTACGTTGCAGAGGATGCTGCTTGATTTGTAATGATTAATGAAGAAACAATTGTCTCAACACCTGTCGAGGTAAATAAGGTTCCTTCGGTAGTAGCACCAAGTGTTGCTGTGTCTACTTGACCTAAAATTTTATATGCTGTTGCCATGTGACTCCTTAAGTAAGGTACGTATAAGGTACCTAAGTAACTCTTACTTGTACTGGTAAACAGGTAAAGGTTAATTGGTACAGACTGGTTATGTGGGCTAAAGTGTTCCCATGAATTTGGTGCATAAATCCGTATCTCAAGGGGGCAAATTAGCGCCCCTAATTCTACCCCACTCAACTACCTCTGGTATGGGCTTAATGAACCCATCAATTTTTGTTGATGATGATGGGGATATTCTTGTAAATATTAGGCATGTAAACTACACCCTCTATCACTCCGAAAAAGATCAGAGATTCTTTAGTCCTTGGGGCCCACTTTCTTATCTACATCCTGAAAAAGATCAACGGCTAGTTACGACTAACTACTTAGGTCGTCTTGATAAAGATTATAATTTGATAAATTTTACTGAAGTTGATTACTCTAAATTTAATGTACCTCCTATCTGGGAGTTTGTTGGTGAAGAAGATGTCCGCATTACTCAGTGGGATGGTAACTACTACCTGATCGGGGTACGGCGTGATACCACGCCCAATGGGCAAGGTCGCATGGAGTACTCTAAGATTGAATTAAATAAAGAGAAGTGGACAGCCAAAGAAGTTCAACGAGTCCGTATCCCACCTCCTGTAGATGTTACATCCTACTGTGAAAAGAATTGGATGCCGATTCTTGATAAGCCTTATCATTTTGTTAAGTGGGCTATGCCTACCGAAGTTGTTTGGGCTAATCCTGATAAGTCTGAATGTAAGCAGGTGCTAGTAAAACAAACTCCGCCTGTTTCTCCCGATCAACGTGGTGGTACTAACGTAATTGCTTGGGGCGATTATTACATTGCATTTACTCATGAAGTTAAGTTATGGAAAAATTATTTAAACCAAAAGGACTCCGTATACAGACATCGAATGATTGTCTGGGATAAAGAGTTTAACTTTGTTGGAATTACATCTTCCTTTTCATTCTTAGATACGCCAATTGAATTTTGCGTTGGCGCAACGATTGTAAAAAAGAACCTAGTACTAACTTTTGGTGTACAAGATAACTGCGCCTTTGTTCTTGAGGTCCCTAAGAAGGTTGTTAACGGAATGATTACGGAGGCTATGTCCTATGGACGTTAGAGAGTTGACTCTAAAACTGGCTGAGAATCCAATTGATGTTGAGAATAATTTCAATCTTGCTATCGCCTACGAAGAGCAATTGCAATACGCATCGGCTGCTGGATTTTATTTACGGGCTGCTGAGTATGGGTATAAAACACACCCTCTAATTACTTACACCTCTCTGTTAAAGATGGCGTTGTGTTGGGGTGCTCAGGGAGATAGAAACCGAACCATATACAACAACATCATGCAGGCCATTGCATACCTACCAAATAGACCAGAGGCATACTTCCTACTGGCAAGAATTAAAGAACGAAACAAGGAGTACCAAGAGTGCTATACCTTTGCAGAGTTAGGTTTGCTCTTTGCAACTCACGCCCACAATCAACCGCTACCTGGATATGTGGAGTACAACGGAACTTACTGTTTATTATTTGAGAAAGCCGTCGCTGGTTGGTGGATTGGACGAAGAACAGAAAGTTACGCTTTATTCAACCATCTACTAGATGGGCATGAGATGTCTCAAGAGTACGTAAACAGTTGTCTTAATAACTTAAAGTTGTTCCTATAATGTTTCCTAATTGGTTTAAAGATGTAGAGAAGTACTTTAGACATGTGCCAAGTGTTCCACTTCGTGCATTGCAGATTGGAACCTACACAGGAGACGCCACGCAGTGGCTACTTAATAATCGAGAGATCGAATATCTAGATGATGTAGATACATGGGAGGGCAGTGAAGAAGTCGCCCATGAATCTTTGGATTTTGTTTCAGTAGAGGCTTACTACGATTCAAGATTCCCAAAGGATGGAAGAATCTTAAAGCACAAGATGACCAGTGATGACTTCTTTATTCGTTACGCTAGTTCATATAACTTCATATACATAGATGGCGACCACACCGCTCTGCAGACCGCTATAGATGGCCTGAATGGCTTTAGGCACCTGGAATCAGGTGGGGTGATGGCATTTGATGACTACCTCTGGAACTACGGTGGAGGAGAGTACAGAGAGCCTAAGAGGGGCGTGGATTGCGTTCTTAATCTCTGTAAAGGTGAGTACACCTTAATTGAATCTGGATATCAGGTATGGATTGAGAAGTGTTAGATAACGCCTGCTTTGAGGTCTTTCATACTGAGACTGGAAATGAATTAAGAAACAAATCTTACGAGGGCATTTTAAAATCAATGTCATTCTTGCCTCGTCTTGGCTCTGAAACTGTATATTTAGATACTGCCAAAAAGGCTGAGGAGTTTATTAATCAAACACCTAAATTTAAAGTCAATACCGTTACCGATTTCTGTAAGCCAGGAGAGACCTTTCCACCATCATCTGGAGTCATAGGAGTTTGGGCAAGTAATTACTTGGCATATAAAAAGTTTTTAGAATCTAAATATGACACATTAATTATTTTTGAAGATGACATAATGGTAAGTAGAAACTTTAAAAATATTGCAAGTATTTATATAGGTGAACTTATGCCTATCTGGGATTTCTTTTCATTTTTTGTTCCTGATGATTCTTTGTTTGCTTACAATTCTTCAGAGCACGATGTGTACCAAGAATACACCTGTCGTTCGTATCAACAGTGGTCATGTGCAGGATATGCTGTAAGCAGACGTGGTGCAGAAAAAGTAATAAATGATGTTGAATCTAAAGGAATTAATTGCCCCGTAGATTGGTACATTTTTAACTTTAGAATGAAACAAGAAGAAAATCAAATAAAGTTTAATACGTTTACGGTAAAACCACAGACATACAAACCTATAAAGTTTTTACAAGAAGCAGCGCAGTACAGCCAGATACACAACGGTAGTACAGAACTACTTTAGTTACATTCCGCCTAGCATTAGTACATCTGCAACAGAGGCTGTTCCTGAAGGAGAAGTTCCTGCCACACCTTGGCTACCTAGAGTTCCTTGAGAACCTACAGTTCCTTGAGCACCCTCAGTTCCCTGTGTGCCTGCACCTGTAGTGCCTTGAACACCCTGAGTACCTTGAGAACCAACTGCACCCTGTGTTCCTAGCGTTCCCTGAGTTCCATCAGTACCTTGTGTACCTTGAATAGCACTTCCTTGTACTCCTTGTACACCTTGTACACCTTGAATACCTTGATCACCCTTGTCACCGACACGAGCAAATGTCATTGTTACATTATCATTATTTGATAATGCTAATGGACCAGATACGTATGCAACTGGCACATCAAAATAATCGCCAGCGTTTTCATCGTGTACGCCAACAATTTGGAAGAACGCATAATTTAAAGGATTAGTAATATCAGTTACTTTAATAGTTCCTTTAATTGAAGATGTTGAATCATCAACTGTCTGTAAGAAAGAGGTGATGTTTACAGTGTTGGCATCTGTAGGATCGATATAGAGGTGAGTTGCACTTGAAAAAGTTGCATTGTTAAACTTAAAGTTTCCAGCACCAGGATCAGAATCAGTGGTATTAGTTAAGTAGTTGTACTCAAAAGTTTCTCCACCAAACGCACCTGTAGCACCTTGGGTACCAAGCGTTCCTTGAGCACCTAAAGTTCCTTGTGTACCTTGAGTTCCTTGAGAACCCAATGTTCCCTGAGTTCCTTGCGTACCTTGAACTCCTTGAACTCCTTGAGTTCCTTGTGTTCCTTGTGTTCCCTCAGTACCTTGAGTACCTTGAGTTCCTTGAGTACCCACAGCACCTTGAGCACCTACTGCTCCCTGAGAACCTAATGTTCCTTGTGCACCAACAGTACCTTGAGCACCTAATGTTCCTTGTACTCCCTGTAATCCTTGTACACCTTGTACACCTTGTATTCCCTGTACTCCCTGTACTCCTTGTACTCCTTGGGTACCCTGTGTACCTTGAGCACCACTTATATTTTGATAACTTAGAGAACTCCATATGGTAGAGCCATCACCAATTTTAAATTTACCTGTGTCAGTTTCAAAACCTGTTTCACCTGCAAACAGTGTTGGGTTAGCAGCAGTCCATTGCGCTGCAGTACCTCTTCTTAATTGAATTCTTAATGTTGACACTATTTGGCTCCTAGGTCTCTAAGTACAAACTTTTTATTATTAAACATTTCCCGAATCAATTCCCGTTGCGGTATACACAGTATTGTAAGCGCCAGCATCTAAACTGGCGGTGTAAACAGTACTAAAAATACCTCCGTCATAGAAGTCGATAGGTGGGCCATCTGGATAAGTTGCTGTGCTCCAAACACCTCCGCCGTCATACTCATCTGTAAAATTTGAGTCGACTAACCCTCCATCGGCATTTAATTCATATGAAGCAGTACCAAATAATCCGCCATCAATAAAGATCTCAGCAAGAGCGGCATCTGTCGGAGTAAACTCTAACCAAGCCGAACCATTGTAAATCTTTAATTTTCCACTAGAATAATCAAAGAATGCATCTCCAGTGTTCCTAGGGGTAGGAATTGCTGTAGAGGCAAAGATGTTTAGCGGAACTAGATGACGTTTACTCACACTTAGGCCTTAACTACTACTCTGTATGTCTCACCTGATTGTGGAGCCACTCCAAATCCGATAGTTACAGCAGATGTAGTTGATGCAATTACATCAGTAACTACCTCGTTATAAGTAGCATCTTGTACAGTTACTAACACATCTCGTGTTCCAAGATTATGTGTAATTGTGAAAGTTGTTGCAGAGTATGGGTTTACTGGTGTAATAGTATCTGCATAGGTTCCAAGTTGACCAGAGGTACCTTGAGCACCCTCTGTTCCTTGGGCGCCAGTAGTTCCTTGAGCACCAGCAACACCGACAGCACCAGATAGATTTACTGTCCATGAAGCGTATGTTCCAGTACCAACTTTGCTGGTTTTATTAAATGCAAGGGCGCCAGTTCCAGAGTTGTAAGAACTTACAGTACCGTATTGAATGTTAGAGACATCGTAGGCAACAGTGATGTCTTGACCAACAGAGTAATCAACTGCTAGATCTGTAACCGTAATTGTTTGAGAACCAGAAGTTCCTAATGTAAATGATGTTGTAGAGGTTGTGGAGTACTTATCTCCATCAAGACCAGATGTACCTTGTGCACCAACAGTTCCCTGTGCACCTACTGTGCCTTGAGTACCTTGAGCACCTTCAGTTCCTTGAGAACCAACAGTTCCTTGTGAACCCACTGTGCCTTGAGCACCTACTGTGCCTTGGGCTCCATCAGTACCTTGAGTACCTAACGTACCTTGAGTACCTTGAGTACCATCAGTACCTTGAGAACCAAGAGTACCTTGGGTACCTACAGCACCTTGTGCACCAACAGTTCCCTGTGCACCTACTGTGCCTTGGGCTCCATCAGTACCTTGAGTACCTAAAGTTCCTTGAACTCCTTGAGCACCAACAGTTCCTTGAACTCCTTGAGCACCTTCAGTTCCTTGTGTACCTTGAGAACCAACTGCTCCTTGGGCTCCATCAGTTCCTTGGGTTCCTTGAGAACCAACTGTTCCCTGTGTTCCCTGTGCACCTACTGTGCCTTGGGAGCCTAGAGTTCCTTGAGTACCTTGTGCACCGTCAGTTCCTTGAGCACCCAGTGTTCCTTGAGTTCCTTGAGAACCAGTAGCACCAGCATCACCAGTACGAGCAAATGTAAATAGAAGTTCATCGCTATTGCTAAAGGTTCCGTTACCAGAAACATAAGCAACGTTAATACTAAACCAATTTGGTGATTCATCTGTAACACCAGAAATTGTATAAAGAGCAAAAGTAGAAATATCATTTTTCTTAGATACTTTTACGTGACCCTTGATTGTAGATGTTGAATCATCAATAGTGGTTAAGAAATTAGATACATCATAGTTACCATCAGAAGGATTATCATCCAATGCAATAATGGTTGCTGAGGCTAATGTAGCATTATTAAAACGAGCAAAATTATCGCCTGGGTCTGACATAGTTGTGCTAGTACTGAATGTGTATCCAACTGTAATACCACCAAATGAACCTTCAGCACCTTGTGCTCCAAGAGTACCTTGTACACCTTGAGAACCTACAGTTCCTTGAGTACCTTGTGCACCGTCAGTTCCTTGAGAACCTAACGTACCTTGAGTACCATCAGTACCTTGAGAACCTACTGTTCCTTGCGCTCCTAATGTTCCTTGAGTGCCCTGAGAACCAACAGTTCCTTGTGTACCTTGAGAACCTAATGTTCCTTGAACTCCTTGAGAACCAACTGTTCCCTGTGTTCCCTCAGTACCTTGAGTACCAACTGCTCCTTGAGCACCTACTGTGCCTTGAGCACCAACAGTTCCTTGTGCACCTTCGGTGCCTTGAGTACCGACTGCTCCTTGAGAACCTACTGTTCCTTGAGCACCAACAGTTCCTTGAACTCCTTGAGTACCAGCACCAGTTGCTCCTTGAGCACCAGTAGTTCCTTGTGTGCCTGCTGCTTGCCATGCAGAACCGCTCCAAGTGCGTAAGTATCCCAGTACTGTGTCATAATAAATTTGACCAACTGTAGGGTCTGCTGGAGCAGTGGCTAAGTTTTGTATTCTTGCATTTTGTAATTCTAATTTGTTTAAATCAATTGGAGTTAAAAACTTACGGGCCATCTACATTATCTCCTTAAGATAAATACGCTTTTCCTGAAAAGGCTTGAGAGAACGAGACCGTAAGTGAGTTCAAATTAGTGTATGTTATTTCACCTTCATAAATTGTACCAGCAGAGTCTACAACTGTAACGTTAGGCTTAAAGCCTAAATTATGAGTTATTACCCAAGAAGCACTAACTGATCCTTGAGTATGCTCATACGCTAACGCCTGTGGCTCTAGTGCACCGCTACTTGTTCCAAAGTCTTGAGTACCAGAGGGTGTAGTTATTAAGATTACGTCATTTACTACAATTGGAACAGTAGTTCCTGGTCTTACGTACTGACTCATTCTGTTACCTCTTCTGTCTTAAATATCTTTCCTCTAACGTATGTTTGGGTGACTCCGTCTTTAGTTAACTGAACATCATAGTAAGAGGTTCGAGGTAACATACGTGTCTGTGTTCCAGTGAGTGCTAATTTTAGAGTACGAAGTCCTGCTCCGTCTGCCGTACCTACTACTGGAAATGTAATTGTAAAAGTTGTTATAACTCCAGGAATACCTACTCCTAGAATATCTGCTTTTGCGGTATAGGTGTCGACTTCAAAATCAAGCACGATAGTAAACTCGTAGGCATCTCCTTCATAGACAAAGAGGTCCTGAGTAACAATTGATACTGGAGTTTCCACATTGCCATAGGTAGGAGTAGGCAAGTGGACACGGGTAGCGGCTGAGCGGTCGTCGATCTCTTGTGGTTGAAAGATTGGCACGTAGTGATTAGTGGTCTTAGAAATTCTGCGGAAACTAAAGACATCAATCTTATAAAGACCAATACCAAGTTGAGAACACAACTCTTTGTACTGTTGTTTTCTAGATTCAATCATCTGCATTAATTGTTGATAACGTTCAGACCTTGGAATTGTTACACCATCTGGAGCAAAGACGTTAATATCAAAAGCAGCATCATTAGCCAATGCATAAAGGGCTAGAGTTGATGCGTAAATAACTACGGGATACTCTTCAAGTGCAGGCATATTCTGCAGACTAACACTGCGACCGTAGGCATCGGTGTGGAAGGCTGAGTGTTCTAAAAACGCTGTGCTTATGTAAGATTGAACTTCGGTTGTTGTAAAGTATCTAAAGTAGTTTCCAGCAACAATTATTGCAGCATCTGCAGCAGGCACCGTATCAAAAACAATATAACCAGTTGCTTCTTCAACCTCTACATCATCAGATACATCTACTCCGTTTAAGTTAATTATTAGATTTAATCCATCTAAAGGGGAGTAAGGAATTAGGTATCGGTTAGTAGTTCCATCAGCGGTAAACTGATAAACAAAAGACTTTGGGATATCGCCAATTTCAGACCGTAATCGATCCGCTAGGCTTGCAATCGTAGCCACATAACCTCCGTTAAAATTCTATGCCAATCATCTCGTGTATTAAGAATTTATTCAGCGCAAAAATAAAAAGGTCCAACTCCCAACTGGGAGGAGGGCGGGAACCAGTTGAGAGTCGGACTACTAGCGACGGCTAGTCTTTAGTTTGGCCGCCAAATGTAACCTAGTTGTTCTAGGTAATCGGCAAGAGATTTTGGAACCCTGTACTTAACACCTGCTTTAAAGGTGTAGGTATTGCCAACTCCATAACTCATATCATCAATGTCGGTGATTGTGCGAATGACAACCATGTCACCTGCAGTTGAAACTCCAACATTCTCGATTTCATCCAGTACTAATGGAGCATCTGGTTTTTTAGGATCAAAGACATCTTTTTCTAGACTCTCTGCCTCAAGTTGAGTAGCGATAGAAATTTCTTCTTTACGCTTTTTTAATGCTTCTGCATTTTTCTTTGCTGCTTGCTCCGCTGCTTTGCCTGTTGCATCAAGCGGACTTGTTTGTGTGTTTGCCACGGTGTTTATTCTCCTAAATTAGTTAGTGATGGCTGGGAGCCAAAAAAGGAGTAAGGCTCCCAGACATCAGGTAAAGCGATTTATTAGTTGGTGTAAACCTTAACAATTGCTTGATCGGTAATTACGCCAAGACCCCAAATTGCATACCAAGCAAGAGCGTGCTCACGACCGAAGTCAAGAACGCCACCATCACGAAGTTCAACTGGAAGAGAGATTGCGTGACCAAATGCGTTGTCACCAATCATGATTGATTCGTAAACTTCAGCACCGTTGCCAGTAGCAGTAGTTAGATAACCTTTTTCTGCTGTGTAATCTGCAGACTCTGGGTTTCCACCACTTCCTGGAGCAGTGTTAGCCTTAACAGGAACCTCAATCTGAGATGCTGGAAGACCAACAGAAGTTGAAGTTGTGTAAGCAGCGTTAACTGCCAACTTCTTAACCTGTGTTGTTTCGATGAATACTACGTCGTATAGACGACCGATTTCACCTAACATGAAGTTACCTGGAGCAGCGTACTTTGTAACTTCGATGAACTCTGGGTTCGAACGAATATCACGGGACTGCTTTGGGTGTACGAACTGTACATATGTCTCGCCTAAACGAGGGATGTTCTTACCAGCAAGGGTAAGAGCAGCATCCTTTACAGCACCAGTTGATAACTTGTAGTTACCATCAAGGTCTGACATTTGTGTTGCTACTGTACCTTCGTTGTACCAGTCATTAACACCTTGTACTGATGAACGGTCATAACCGAACACTGCAGAAGTTGCTGCAGACAGAGTGTTACGTGCTTGTACATCTAGGTATTGCGCCATTTGGCGTCCTAGAAGACGAGATGCTGAAGCCATTACATCATCGAATGATGCATTAAGTAGCAATTCAGAAACAGCAACGGCATAACCGTGTTCTGCTACTGTGATTGCAATTTGCTCTGCAGTAAGTGCATTCGTAGTCATACGAACACCTTCTGTTAGAGGAGTTGGATCTACTGCGAAGTTCTTGTAACGAAGAAAGTTCACACGAAGACCAGGTGCTACACCTAGTTCAGTCTTCTTAACTGCGAATTGTTCGAAACGAAGAATTGGCATTGCCTGGAACAAAATTTCTTTCGACCAGATTGTTTGAATTGCTTGGCTCAGGCTTGTATTTGAGCCTGAGTATGCGGTTGGGGCTCCTGCGAGTTGCCCTGTACCTGTAATTGCACTTGCCATTTAGGTCAAGTCCTTTCTTAGTAGTTGTTTGGGATTAACCGAACAGTCCCTGACCACGATTGCTGGCTGCTGTGCCAAGTAGTTTGGCTCTTTGTTTCGCATAATCCGCCAATGACATTTCCCTGATCGAATCAGGTGAGTACGATTTTTGTTCCGAATCATTATCGAGGGGTCCTGCGGCAGGATTAGTAATTCTAGTTCCTGCCATTTGTTGTCTTGCGCTTTGCATTGCTTGTTGAGCAGATGACAAAATTCGAGCAGATTTTTCTTTCAACATTGCGATGCTCTGCTCTACTTCATCCGCACTGTTGCCGTCAATCAAGTCAATCAATTCAGGAACAATATTGTCCCGCTCTTGTTCAACTCTTTGTTGACGATAATTCATAACTTCTTGGAACTTACGTTCCTGTTCTAATAGAGCAAAGGCACGTTCTCTTTCAAGACGTTCAGCCTCTAGTTGAGCCTGAAATTCTTGCTCCTTCTTTTTTAGGAGGTCTTTAAAAGAAAGTTCAGATTCCTCTTCTTCTTTCTTCTGTGCTTCTTTGCGAACTAACTCTTCAGCATTACGTTGTTCACGTTCTGCTTCTTTAGCGGCTTGTTCTTCACGAGCCTTCTTTAAAGATGAAAGTTCTTCTTTCATCTTTTCCATTTGAGGGTATAACTTTGCTTTCTCTTGTTCACGAGCCTTAGCAATGTCTTCTGCGCTATACACAGAACCTACCTCACTTGGATTTTCTTGTGCTGGTATTGCTGCCAGAATTTCTGGTGACAATAGATCAGCGGTTTCTACTGTATTTTCCATAGTTATCACTTATCTTTCTTGGGTCGTTGTCCGAATGCCTTTCGGCGTATCACTGGTTTTTAACGAGATAATTGCATTCTATTAAAATGCATATGTCTCGGTAAAATCTGATTTTACATCAGAATTTTAATTAATCCCTGTCTACTGTTCTTCTTTGTGGAATTTTTGTTCCATAAGCGTCAGTGACAAGTTTGTTTCTTATCTCAGCCTCTGCTTCAACTTCCATGCCTTTTGTTTCTTGACTGGCTGGATTTAAAGGATTATCAGCGTCTTGAGGGCCCTGCATTCCATCACCCATCATGTCTCCATCACCTATAACGGTGGGCTGCATTGGAATAGCGCTGTTTCCATCAGGTCCTGGCATCATGCCAGTCATGTCCATAATCTGTTTTTGAATTTGAATTTTTATAAGTTGTAGAGCACCATCAGCCTCAGCATCGGCCATGAGTTCTTTACGAATTTCTTGCAACTTCTCTTCAGGGAATTCTTCACCAAGTTGACGTAATGCACCCTCTTTAGACTCAAGTCCCATACCCAATTTAGTTTGAAGTTCATTAAGAACAATTAGTTTATCAAGAGGTAGAGGTTGTGGAAACTGTGCATAGTTAATATAGGTAACAGGATCGTTAGGATCTAGTTGTGGATACTGACCTTCTTTGATTGGTCCATCTTCATCTGGATTATAAATAAATGTCTGTGGTTCTTTAACTGCAAGAGTCTTCATTACTAATTCGTTTATCTTTTCTAAACCCTTACCATATTGTGCAACTTTTTGTGAGTAACGATTCATCAATGGTTGGTATTGAATAGAAAGAGCAACGCCAGAAGTATTTGAAATTGGTTGAACTTGTCCCAGTGCGGTTTCTGGAATGTTCATGAGTTCATGCATTGAGCGCTTTAATAGTTCTAGGTACTTTAAGGCTCCGTCTATACCTTGTGCACCACCTTCTAAGTTGAAGACTTGAGCATCTTTTGGAAGACCGCCCCAAACCTTCTTAGCGCCTTTTTCTAAGTTAGAGGCTTTAGCACCCACGATTACCGTTACTGGTGATGCGTGGTAGTTAATGATGTCTGCAACATCAGTGCTAATTTCGTTGTATGCACGGTTTATAGTGATGATGTCGTGTGCGTCCGAGAGACCCCACGGTGATCCTGAAACAGGAACATTAGGAATATGAACTACAGGAATTACGCCCAAAGGATTTGGACGTGAATCAATTAGTTCATCATTTACGTACTCTTCAATAATGTCATCAGTAAGAATTTCAGTATAAGTAAATACTTGACGAGTACCTTCTAGAGATGTACCCCAGAAACGATATTTTTGTTTAAATCTTAAAAGTCTATTTCTATCATGTGGATGAAATTCTGGAAAACAGAAAGAGGAGTTCATAGGAAGAATACGAACACGACCAGGATGTAATAATCCTGCAGAGTCTGTCCAAGGTTCTTCGTATGCTACTTTAACAAAACAATCTCCTGTAATTCCGCCTTGCTGTCCCATTTCAAGTAGGACACGCATCTTGTCATTATCTACCGTCCAAACCCGTTCCAACCTGTCAGGTACAATCGCTTCAGTCGCTTTCGGAGACCTATAATGAACCCCACGACCAAAAGTAAAACGGGAAAGATAATCATTAAACGCCCGATAGTAGTTAACAGCGATTTGCATTTCGCCTTGCTCACGACGGTACCCCCAATGGTGACCTAGATACATTGCCCAATTTAATGAATAACGGTTTAGGCGAGGACCATGAACTTCAAATTCTTCGTCAGCAAGTTCTACTAATCCAAGTGGAGAAATAGAAATAGTTAAGTCAGATGATGCCGCTCTATATGACGGCGGACTAAAGTCCAAAAATGACATTACTTCTTGCCTTTATCTTTTTCTTTTTTAGAATTCTTTGTGTCTTTGTTACTTTCACGTTCTTTATTTTTTGCGTTCTCTTGTTTTTTCTTAGCCATATTTGCCCGACGACTTGCTTCAGTTGTTTCAACATACTGTCCGCCTGCTTGTTGATACTTTTTACTTACCCATGCCGATGCTCCAGGATTTGGATAGTTAGAATATTTTGCTCGTGCTTGAGCAACAAACATCGCATACAGTTTTGGGTTAGCAGGCTTACGCATTTACGTCTCCTCCGTAGATGACCAATCTCCGCTCATACCTTATAGTATGAACGGAGTTGGGTGTTAATAAGTAACTTAGTCGTTTACGACTGTTGGGGACTGACGTTGAGTCCGTCCACCTGAACGAGCAACTGTCTCAATCTGTGCTGCTGAGTAGTCGTTCATTGTTCCATGAGCAAACTCACCAAGAAATGTTGGTGCTTCTGTCCATGATGCAGAACCTACGTGAGCACGTTCAGCAAGTGTTTCTGCAGCAGGCTTTTGCCATACTGGTGCATTTCGATTTGGACGACCTGCAGCGACGGCTGAACCTTGTTGCATTCCTAATTGAAAATCGTTTGGAATATCGGTATCAGTTGCGACACCCTCTTCAAAACGTAGTGGTCCACGGCGAGTTGCATTATCTGCACCCTTGCGCTCATAAACCTGTGGTGCACGCTCTGGGAAGCGAGGTGCTGGTGATATTGTCATTTATGACTCCTTAAGGATTGAATTGGGAAAGGCCTTTTCCTTGGTAATAGTTTCCACCCTTTTTGGTCTAAATTGTTGTTTAACTAGAAAAAAGGATTGCTAGAGGCTACTACTTCTGGCATTACTAAGTCTTGGGTTAAGGAACAAGCAATGGATAAAGAATCTACAAAATCGTCATGTGCGTAGGATTCATCGGGGGCTGCTACAAGAAAATTTGGACCTTTATACTGTACTTCTGCATCAACCATCTGTTGATAAAACCGTTTCCATGTACGTAGGCGCCTAGTTTTTGCATGAGAGGGCCACGCAATCATCTTACGTTGAATTAATGCTTGTAGGTGTTTCCATCGTTTTGATTGTTCAGATGGGCTAGAAGTTAGAGACATAACCTCTGCTCTTGGTAATAAAAGTTTTAAACGCTGGGCTACAGCATCTCCCACACCGTTAGCGTCTACACCAACAGCAAGTACATCATAGTTACTTAAGAAGTTTACTATTTGATAATACTGCTCTTCCCAATCATCTCCTTGCATTTCTAACCAGTTAAGAATTCGATGATCAAAATAACCAAACTCATCAG